ATCTTGTATATGGTTCTTCAGATGAGAAGCTCAGCTCGAATGTTCGCTCATTGCCATCTCCTTCGAGTGCCCTGATTGAACCTCTCAGTTCTCTCAGGCCTCTATTCCTGTCCTTCGTCTGATGCTGACTGGCCTTCTTTTCCGTCTCCGGACTGTGTGCCCTTGTCATCATCGTTGGTTCCTTCTTCCTGGCCGTCTCCGGTTTGATCATCCGGTTTTGGCGGCTCTGGCTTCGGTTCTTCTTTTTCTGATCCGAGTTTGCCATCGAATATCACACCTCCTAAGTCATAGCCTTTCTTTTTCGCATACTCGATTACTTCCAGGTTGTCATCGATCTGCTGCTTCCAGTCGCGGCCGTTCTCGGCAGCGATCTCTTTGTACGTCTTCTGGCCGGTATTCAGCGCGGTCTTGTTTGCGCTGGATTCCTTCAGTGGATCGATCCACTTCTTAGGGCTCTTGATCCATCCGTGCTCCAGGTAGTCATCCTTCTTTGTCCAGAAGTCTCCGTTTACCTTGATCAGTCCTGTCAGATAACAGCTGATTACGAATGTCTCATAGATCTCATCGAGAATGGCCAGAATTGCTTCTTCCTCCTCCTGGTAGGTCATCTCATCCTCGATGGCTCCCTGTCTTGCGGATGCGTAGTTGGTCTCGCTCATGTCGCGGGATGTCGCCTCATATGAGAGTCCCTGACCGGCTCCGATCATACGCTGCTGCAGCTTCGTGAAGGATGTAGCATCGCTTCCCTGGCCGGTCGGATTTACGACCTGGACTTCATCTCCGGCATTGAGCTCTTTGATCATTCCAGGTGTCAGCGTCTTTCCATCGTACTCATGCTTTCCGACGTTTTCCGTCGCAGCATTTCTTCCGATGCCGACTGTCGGCAGCTGCTTCTTTATGAAAACAGACAGGCAGGCTGCGATTCGCTCCTTGACGGATACCGCAGTCATGAATTCGTTCGTATCGCGGATTCTGGTTGCTGTCTGGCTCATATCGGACATTTCTCTGATCTGAGAAGGGCGGCGTTTCGTGTAATAAAAAATCACATCGTTTGCATCGATTCTTCTTGGCTGCTCCAGGGAGAATCCGTCGATGCCGTACTGCCTGATCCAATATGCGACCGGTTTGTTGTACTTGTTGTACTCAATACCTCCGACGATTCGGTTTCCTCCGGCTGTCTCTCCAACCTGGAGAGTGTCGAGCTCATCAACCTCGATCATCTGAAGTTTGAACGGGATCATTCCGTCGTTGGTATAAACCTTCACGAATAGAATTCCTCCATCCACCTTCTTCCTGGTCACTGCCATTCGGAGTATCTGGTTCAAGGTCTGCGTTCCGGTCACGTCGCAGTTCCTTGCCTTGCACCATTTTTTCCAGAGCTTCTCGATATCTGCATTCAGCTTTGTTTTCTTCGTCTTGGCCTGCAGGTTATATCCTGCGCCGATGACGTTTCGCTTATATGCCGATATTACTGAATTCGCGATGTCGGAGTTTCTTTCCAAGTCTCGCGCTCTGGCTCTGATGGTGTCTCTGGACGTTCTGTCCGTCATTTCTGCGGAGTAGTTTGCCGCTCTCCATCCTGCATTCAGTCTGGAGTTGTTGCCTGCGTCATAGTTGCGCAGTTCGTTGTACGTTGCACGCCATGCCGCACGCTTTGCTCCCGCTTCCGGGCTGATCCATGCGACGACGTTATCTAGCCAGCTCATTTGGTCCATCACCTCCCATCAAAAAAGGCGACGTATGTGTTGTCCAGGAGACTGGTGTCGCCCTCTGCGGCTATCTCTGCCTCCAGTTCCTCTTTCAGCTTCCTGAGCTGGTAGAGGTCGGCTCTCGTCAGCTTACGGCTACCGATCTGATAAGACTGGCCGCCGATCAGAATTTTTCGGATTGCTGTTTTGACTTCTCCGAGCAGCTCGGCGGTGCTGACGTTACCGTCGAGCTCTTTGCTTTCTTCACTCATGTCGTTCCTCCTATATCCAGTTCTCGTTTTGCTTGATCCATGTTTCCTCCGGAGCGTATGCTTCCTCCGGACGCTCCGCCTTGGCTTTGGCCTCAGCTTCGTCCTGCAGGTGTAGCGTTCTGACTCCGGAGATATCAGCTGCTGCCAGTGCATATACCTCTGCATCCAGGTAGTGGTTGTCGATGTGGCTGCGCTTTGGTACCCATCTCTGAACGGTTCGGTTTCCGGATTTGACATTGACCTTGTGCTCTGCAGTTACCTGCTCGGCGTATTCTCTGTCGCATCCTTCAAAGACCATCCAGCTTCCGCGGCCGTTCGGCTTCTTCATTCGACCGGCGATCATGTCCTTGTACTTGTCGCCATCAACCAGCACCAGGTTCATTCCGTATGCCTGGCTTCCTTGCTTATTGATCTTCGATAGCTTGAAGTGTGACAGCATCGGGTTGTTGGAACCCTTGACCGGCAGCGCCCATTCTGAATTCAGGGCACAGAAGTCATACGTGCTGTCTGTGTCGTATCCGGAGTCGATCAGGCATAATGCCACGATCAGCTGGTCTCCGTCTTCTGTGAAGTACGGCGTATTCATGATCTGCTCGATGTCCTGGAAGGATAACGCCTGGCCGTGCGCGATGTTCTGGCTCGTGATGTAGCTGCCCCACGCTCGGATGGTCCAGTAGAGCGACGTCTCCTGAACGTCCACTCCCGCGGTCAGGAACTTCGTCCAGCTTGGTGCTGTGAATTCCGGCCGCTCTGTCTGGCGTTCCAGTACGGTGTCGGCCGATGTCTTCAGCTTGGTGTCTTCCCATGGTTCTGCGAGCCATGAGTTCGTAAAGTTCTGCAACTTGTCCGGATCGTCCTTGCTATCCAGGAATTCTTTCACGATTTCTGAAAATCGGACGAACGGACTATAAAGCGTGTTGATCCAGAATCCTACCTTGCGGTTGTACTTTGAATTCTCGCGCACGGTCTTCCACTCTCCGTACCGGAGCATCTGTTCTTTATCCTGGTCCGTGATGTCTCCGCCGCATTCCTGGCACCGGTAGACCGCCATGTCGGCTCTGTCCTGGTTGCTCAGGTCGTCCCCGGACGGAAACTTCAAATTCTGAAACGTGAGCTCTATCATGGATCCGCAGTGCGGGCACGGTATGAAGTAATGCTTTTCGATATCCGCATCCATGAGTGCCTTCCAAATATGGCCGGTAGCCAGAGTTGGTGTTGACGTCATGTAGATCTTCCTGTTTCGGAAGGTCTTGGTTCTCTCCATCGCCAGTGAGATTGGATCCGACTCTTTCTTGGATGATCCTGGGTATTTGTCCACCTCATCCAAGAACAGGTACTTGATCGCCTTCGATGCCAGGGACGATGGCGAGTTGGATCCGGCCAGCGACAGGTACATTCCATCAAACTGCAGCTCCAGCTGTGATGATTCGTTTTTGTTGTAAAGCGATTTCAGCGTCCTGGTTGCCATGATCATTGGTTCCAGTCGGTTCTCGCTGATACTCTTGGCCAGGATGTCTGTTGGGTAGACGATCATGGTCGGGGATGGATCCTGCTGGATAACGTATCCGAGCATGTTCTGAAGGGCTTCGGTTCCTCCGACCTGTGTCGGTTTTACGAAGATAATTCTTTCCGTGTCGTAATTGATGAGCTCATCCATGATCTCCTTCAGATACGGCGTCTTGTCATTTCGCCATGGTCCTGGGAGGGCGGATGTCTTGGAGTCTAGGACTCTGTAGTTTTCTGCCCACTCTGAAACGGTTATGTTCTCAGGCGGGCAGAGCTGCTTGAGTGCGTCTGCCTGGTATTGTGTGACTGGAAATTTACGAATCTGTATTCTTTTCTTCTTTAAGGGTGCCATCTTTCTTCACATCCTCTGGTCCCACTATTCCGGCAATGACAAACGCTCCGAGCAGTCTGTTTACTTCCGCGGCTATCTCCTTTTCGCATCGCCTCAGTTCAGACGGTTCCATCTGTCCTGAAAGCATCCCGGTTACCCTGGCCGGTATGCTCATAGCGAATTTTTTAAATACAACAAAAAATTTAGCGTAGTCGAGTTTTACTTCTTCTACGCTGATGTACTGACCGGCTGCTATCTCGGTCTTCAATCTATGCAGTTCTCCTTGGCTCTCCTTCAGGGCGATGTCGGCCTGCATCTTCTGTTCCCTGAGTTCGATCTCCTTATCGGTACGGTGCTGCTTTCCGTAGGCCTTGTCTGATAGGTATTTGACGTATGCCTGAATCGTAGGCACGAGGTCGTATCTTCGGACGCTCTTTCCATCTTCCAGGATCTTGGTGGTGGATATGATGCCTTCCTGGGTGAGCTGCTGCACGCGGCGGACGGTCACTCCGAAAAGCTGCGCGATGATCTCTGTCCGATAAAAGCTGCCTTTTACTTCTCCATCACTCATCTGAGCGTACCCCCCCCCGCAAAATTTCGGCCATGATTTCATATTGGTTCATCATAGGCTCACCTCCAGCTTCCCGGCTCTTACAGCCTTCTTTCCTGTGAATTCTTCCCATCGGTGGACGATTACGTCGCAGAACTTCTCATCAAGCTCCATCAGAAACGCCCGGCGGCCGATCTGCTCTGCTGCCATGAGTGTGGATCCGCTGCCTCCGAATAAATCGAGGACGTTCCATCCTGGCTTGCTGGAGTTCCGCATCAGTCTTCCGACCAGGTTTACCGGCTTCATTGTTGGATGCACGTCGTTCTTTGTCGGCTTCTTCTCAAAGAGGACGGTCGTCTGGTCTTTGTACTGGGCGATGATCTGATTGATGTATGTGATCAGGTCTTCTTTCTTCATGGATTCCAGGTCGAGTTCATCTTCCAGGAGGATTGTGTCCTGGCTTCGGTCGTCGATGAAGTAATGCGCAGCGCCTTCTTTCCATCCGTAGAGGATTGGTTCGTGGCGCCATTGGTAATCCTGGCGGCCGAGCACGAAGGAGTTCTTTTCCCATATCAGACACTCTGCCAGCTTGAATCCGGCATCTCTGAATGCGCGCCTGAATGCCAGGCCTTCACTGTCTGCGTGGAATATGTACGCTGCGGCTCCTAGTCTCATGTTCTCGAACATGGCCAGGAATGCATTCTGAAGGAAATCCTCAAAGGATCCCTCGTCCATGTTGTCGTTTTTGATGGATCCGTCCTTGTAGTTGACATTGTACGGCGGATCCGTGATCACGAGGTCTGCTTCCTCACCGCCCATCAGGGTGTTGACGTCGCCGAGGTCGGTGGAATCTCCGCACATGAGCCTGTGGTCTCCCAGGATCCAGATGTCTCCGCGCTGGGTGACCGGCTCCTCGATGGATTCATAGTCTGCGTCGGCATCGAAGTCGTCATCTTCGGCTTCCACGTCCTTGTCGAGTCGGATCACGAGGTCTTCGACCTCTTTGGAACTGAAACCGGTCGCTGTCAGATCGTAATCATTGAGATCGAGGTCGAGCAGCAGGTCTTTCAGCTTGATCTCATCCCATTCTCCTGTGATTTTGTTCAGCGCAATATTGAGCGCCTTCTCATTATTCTTGTCCAGATCGACCACGACGACCTGTGCCTCGGTATATCCGAGGTCCTTCATGACGTTGTAGCGCTGATGGCCTCCGATGATGGTTCCGTCCTGGTTTACGATGATCGGATCCACGTATCCGAAGGTCTCAATGCTGCGCTTGATGTTCTGATATTCTGGATCGGCTGGCTGCAGCTGGACTCTTGGGTTGTAT